AAAGAAAAATAATTCTACCATTTTGTACTCCCATCGAATAATGATTTTCTACGCTTACATATATCTACAAACTTTTGTGTGATTTCTTGTCCGTATGACACAATATTATCCGTACCACATGGGTCTGCTATATCAACTTTGTTTCCAACATTATCTTCTATTTGTCTCAATAGATTGTTGTACATTTCTACTACGTGTTTATTTTTCATCTACCGCTCCTTTTTATTTAATTTATCATTAAAACGATTCATCGCATCGTCTCTGCCTTTTAACATATTTTCCACGCTTGATTCTTCTTCATCTATATCTTCGCCTTGAAACAAGTTGAGTATAATGGTCACATTGTCATCTTCTTCTGTTGGCCAATTCCATTCACAACTTCTACCTCTCTGCAAATCATACATATCTTGTTCAGTTATATTGACTTTAATATTATAGTATTTCATCTTTTAGTCATCCTCCTTTATATAATGTGGCCATAATGGGTTGTCATCTCCTCTGTCTATTTTAACTTTGGGAATATCCTTTGCATCATATATTTGCATAAAAGTTTCCATAATATCCTCATTGCTATCGTATTTATATCCGTTTAGTCCATAGTATAGAATATCTTCTATTTGACTTGTAGATAGGTTTTCTGCTTCTCGCTGTGCAACCATTTTCTTCATTTGTTCATAGTCTGGTTTTCTACTCATTAGTTTACCCCCTCTACTTGAAATCCCCAATCGCGTAGCTGTTGTGCTATTGTTTCGGGTAGTGCAAATACTCCATCATAATCTACTAGTTCGCCACTTTGAAACCATAAACCGCCCTCAGCATAGTAGTCTGTACCATCATTATATAATTCGTAGTGTCCGTATTGTTTTATTGGATTTACCTCGATATTATAAGTAATCTGCTGTGTTTCATATGGCGTTGCACCGCTTGATGTTTCGTGCCTTATTTGTTCTTGTTTAATGATTGTTGTCTTTAGTTCTTCCATTAATCTACCCTCCTCATTACTACCCAGTCACCTATATAGAATACGTGATTGATTACTTTGTTATATACTTGGTCATCTTTCAATTCGCCGTCTTCAAACAACTCCTCGTCTTCTAAGACCTCGTACCTGCCCGTATTTAGTTTTGATGTGTATTGATAATCATTACTGCTCATCGTTGCCTCCTTTTTCTCTTTGATTGATATCAAGTGTAAGTTTTAACAATGCTATTGATAGTGCATCGTCTAGACTTGTCATCTTGAATTTGTCTTTTTCTTCTTTTCTTTTTTTAAGCTGAACTTCTTTGTACTTCTTTATGTTTTCTATTTCTTTATCTAAGTCAAACATATTTACTCCTCCTCTGCTATTAAATCGGTTATTTCATCTTCGTGTTCAACAATTAAACACATCATATGAGTAAGTATTGTGTGGTCTATTTTTTCCCAAAGATTATCGCTAATAGTTTGTAAATCTCTTTGCAAAGATTTAGACTTAGCTTGTGATTGTAATTCGTTTACAAATTCTTGTTGTTCCATTTATTTACCTCCTAGTGATATTTTAGTTCTACATTGAAAGGCACTACATCATTGCCCAAATCAAAATCTTTTATAAATCCCTTGATTGTGTACCAATCCTCATCATCTATTGGAAATAAGTTATACTCATCATCGCTTTTATCGTGATTCCAATAACGTATTTCGTCATAATCAACCTCAACATCTATGTCATCGGGTTCTATACTAGTCATATCTTCTATTTCACTCTTTATTGCACGTCTTAATGCTATTGCTATTGGGCAATTACAAGGGTCTTTCCTTACTCCTTGCCTAATATCATCTTTAGTTACTTCAACTACAATACTCATTTACTTTCCTCCTTTGCCTTGCCGTCTGTACGGGATATCATTTCGGCTAGTGTTGTTAAGTCAGTTTCAGTTAATTTTACTAAGATATCCTCTGCTCTGTCATTAAGACCAAGTCCATATCTTATTTGACATGCTATTTCCCATTTTTTCAGTTGCCTATTCATTTACTTTTCTCCTTTTCTTTTTCTATTTTTTCTCTAAATGATTCCCACATTATTTGACATCTAAGTTTTTCTTGTTTACTGGTCGCGTCTTTTTCTTTTTTCTTCCAGTAATACATTTGCTCATTCAAATAATCTATATATTTTCTCATTAGTCTTTATCCCAGAACCAATCAAATGATTCATAATATTCCATATCTACATCTCTAAATTCGCTGATAAAGCTATTAACCGCCTCTTTTTCTGTATAACCTATATATCTTTTAACTACATATTGTCCATCAATAATATCACTTACGGCTATGCAACTATGATATTTTGTTATTGTTAAATCATTTTTATTTTTAACTGAATCTGTGTAATTAATACTTTCAACACTACATTTTTTTTGTTCTATAATCATCGTATTATCTCCTAGTTTGGATATATGAATATATCTTCATATGCTTTTTCTATCTTTTTATCCCATTCTTTAACAAATCTATCTACTAATATTTTTCTTTCTTGATATGTTAAAATATTCTCATCTTCTTCAAAATTATATACTCCATAGTACTTACAAATCATATCTATTTCTTTTTCCGTAAATGCTATATCCATCATTTACCTCTCTTTGTAAATTCTTGACAAATTAACATTCTTCTAACTGACTTGGTATCTTGTCCGTGACTATCCATTTCTGCAAGTGCCTCATCTTGAGACATTCCAAAATGATTTATAAAGTAATAAAACATTTCAGAGCCTTCTATTTTTACATTATTATCTTTCATTGCATTATCTCCTATTTTCATTCGTATTATCTCCTATTTATATTCGTGTATTTGCTTTAATTCTTTAGCTTTACAATTTTCTATAACTATGTACTTAGGATTAATTAATTCTATATATTTTTGTACAAATTCTTTATCCTTAGCAAATTCGACAATTAAATCTTTAAAAGTTTGCTCATATTGCCTTTCATAGCCGTATGTTTTTCCACTATGATATATTTTATTATCTACTTCAAATTGTACAGAGTGGTAAGTATTGCCGTTTACTTTATCAAAATATTTCTTTACTAATACTATTAAATCATTATCCATTATTATTTGCCTCACTTTCTTTTTTTCTTACTAAAAATATAGCCAAGTATCAAATAAGAGGTAACACTAACTCTTCCCCTTTGTCCAACCTCACGGCTACGGCTCTCTACTTGACTATTAAATTTGTTATTCATTTACTTTTTTTCTTCTACTACAAATGGATAAAATGAGCCATCAAAATATTTTACTTGATACTCTTTACCCTTATATATAAATCTTGTTAATTTGCTATCAATTTGAGGTAACACTCCATATTTGGTGTCTGTAATTAACCCTCTTTTTATCATAGCATTTAATTTTCTTTTATCTGTTATTATATTCATAATATTAAAAAAAATGCCTAGCCAAATTAATGACTAGGCACTTACTCCTATGTTATTCTTCTGTTGTTTCTTCTTCTGTTGTTTCTTCTTCAAGAGAATCTCTTAATTGAGATAACTCAGAGACTACATCGTCAATATAACTAGAAAACTCATCTACATTATTTAGGCAGTCGATTGCGTCTTGAACATCTCTGGAATTGTTATCCCATTCAGTTTGGATATCATCAACCCAGTTCTCAATTCCAACTAGCTTATTATATATATTGTTGATGTTTCTTGGTTCTGTGTTTTCTTGTAGGTAGGTTATTTGGTCAATGATAGAAATTGTCCCATCATTGTGCATTATTTTCTTAATTTCTTTTAATGTTTCACTATCTTTTTTTAGTTGAGATAGTTCTTTTACAAAGCTATTAATTTCCATTTTTTTGTCCTTTCGACCTCGCGGTCATTGATTAGTTCGTTGCTTAATATTATTGATTATTTAATTAATAAACAAGATAAATAAAATAAATAATTATAGTAATAAATATTAAAAAAAGTTATATATTTAAATAGTTGATAACTTGTAAATAAAGTTTAATAAAAAAGGAGTATATAAAGATGATAGGAACACATAAAACAACTCAAAGAATAAAAGATGATATATTGAGCGTAGTATATCATAATACTGAAGTTGTAAAGGTTCGTAATAATAGATATATAACGCTTGATAATGGCGGTTACTACACAGCCACCACTAAAAGAAGGATGAACCAAGCCAGCCAGCAGTATAATTTAGGTTTCAGCGTTTACCAGTCTGATTTCACTTGGTATGTCCGTTGCGGTGATGACATAGAGCCATATTACAACGGGATAACAATAGACAGAGAAACAAAGTTAATTAGTAGGAAGTCTAATAATATTAATTGAATATCATCCGTACCACATACAGCCCCCCAATAAAAAACGCCTCAACTCTAATGGTTGGGGCGTTGTCTTTTATGATAGAATGTTTAAAAATTACTTACAGATTATAATATTATTCAAATTTTCAACCAAATCGAGTGGGGTATGGGGTTCGATTGGGGGGTGTGCATGCGTAAAAAAAGAGGTACACGCATTCTAATGCTATTTTTCAAAATTAGCCCAATATTTATTTCTAATTCTTTTTTTTAGAGGTGTATCTGTTTTTCTAGATTTTCGGAGTATATATTGATTTTTATATTTTTTTGGATAGAAATCTTGTTCTTCCCATTGTAACCAATGATATTTCTTTTTAGGATTAGGTCTAGGATTATTGATGTTCCATGTTTCGTCTACTATAGATAGTACTGTTAATATTATATAGTATTTTATAATCATTTCAGTTCCTTTGGTGAGTTTTAGATAGAGACCATCTATTCCCCCTACTATTAAGCAGGAGGAGTAGCCTCTATTACAGTTCCTTCGGAGCCGTTTCATTTGATAGGACAATCGTTTCGGTAACTGAGCTCAATTGTCTTCGACTTGCTCTGTGGCTATTGTTACAAATCCCCTTCTAGTAGCCTATTTATCTTTGCCGCGCCCTAGAAGCGTTCAGCCAACCAGCGCAGCGCATTAAATATAGTTATCTTATTTATATCATGCAATATTTAATTTACTTTTGTATATTATTTTATGGATATTAAAATTATCAAAGGCGTTGAACATAGGTTATATGACGATAATAATGAATTTTGGGCATTTAATAAAGATGGAGTCGCCACAGGGGACTGGCGCAGAGGCAAGGAGGGGGACTGGGTCTATACAGATGACCAGCACGTATGCCAAATCCTGCGCGTTTTTCATGTAAAGGTCCCTTCTACAGGCAAAAAACAGAAATGTGTGCGAACTGTGTGCGGCTCTTTCGTCGTTGGCCAAAAAAACACTAAAATGTTAGGTCAATACGGCGTTGCAGAGAATATTTACACATTTTCAGGCAATTATGACTCAATTAACAAGATTAGGGACACGAAAGTATCATCAAAAAAGATGTTATTCGCAAAATATGTAGCTGCAGGAATGGACTTAGCTCAGGCATATAGTATAGTTTATCCAAAGGCCCAAGACGAGCAGTACATTAAAACTGCAGCTAATAAATTATTACAACAAGATAAGGTAATGGAAATGGTAAAAGAAGAAATTGTAGAATTACTCAAAGAAGAAGGTGTTTCTCCGCAATATATCATTCAAGGATACAAACAAATAGCCGATATTTCTGAAAGAGATACTGACAGGTTAAGGTCTTTAGACGCATTAGCTAAGATGTCGGGTCTGTTTGATACAGAAACTAAGAAAGAACAACTAACCGTTTGGGCTGGGTTCTCTCCTGAACAGCTGGAGGCCATTAAAAATGATAAGTCAGAGCAAAAAGTGCTCGCGCACGCCGAAAAAGAAGAGTAATGTGGATGATGATAATTGTCCTGTTTGCGACAGAGACCTTTATTTTAACGAAGTAGCATCGCAAAAAATAGGTATTATTGATGACGATGGCTCAATAAATGAGTGGAAATGCCCATTTTGTGATTCAGAGTTTGATTTAGATAATAATATTTTGTATATTTATGGGTCGGAAAGTGAAAAGGGTTTAGCTTGAAAAAAGGATGAATGGATAAAGAATTTAAAAATATCCCAGTTAGGGATGCTAGAGATAGGACTGTGCCACAATTCAAAGAGGGTGGCAGAACTGCAGCATGGCAACGCAAGGAAGGCAAAGACCCTAAAGGTGGGTTGAATCGTAAAGGTGTTGAATCTTATCGCAGAGAGAACCCTGGGTCTAAGTTACAGACCGCCGTTACTACAAAACCAAGTAAATTGAAAAAAGGCAGCAAAGCTGCTAAAAGGCGTAAATCTTTTTGCGCTAGAATGAAAGGTATGAGGAAAAGGCAAAAGCCTAGTAATAATACAGGTAAAGATAGATTATCTCTATCATTAAAGAAATGGAATTGTTAAATGCCAAAATTTGGAAGTAAATCAAGAAAAAACTTAGCAACCTGCCATGAAGACTTGCAGGACTTATTTAATGAAGTAATCAAGCATGTTGACTGTAGCGTCATTGAAGGCCATCGCAGTCAAGAAAGGCAGGACAAACTGTATGAGGAAGGTAAAACCAAACTCAAATACCCAAAGGGTCGCCACAATGCTTCTCCTAGTCGGGCTTGCGACGTTGTCCCTTACCCTATTGACTGGAATGATAGAGAGCGTTTTCATTTATTTGCAGGCTTTGTTTTAGGCATTGCACAGTCAATGGAGATAAATATTCGCTGGGGAGGCGATTGGAATAAGAATTTTGAAGTAGATGATAACCAGTTCGATGATTTCCCTCATTTTGAACTATTAAAGGATTTTTAAATGGCGGAAGAATATGTAGACCCAAGAGCCTTTGGAACGCAAATATTAGATTATTTAACAGCTGGAACCTCTCCATCTGAATTTAGAGGTGCACACGAAGATATTGATAAAATAATTGCTAATGCAGATGCAAAAACTGAATATGCTAAATTATTTGAATTAGACTATGGAACAGATAAAATGGCGTATTATAGGCATTTAAACCCTGCTGATAGCACAGTTTCTATCCTTACAGGCCTCATTAACGCATTAGCCCCATCTATGTATAGTGATGATGAAAGATTATTAATGAATGCTAAAATGACAAAAGATAGGCCATCTACTGTTATTAATGCAGCAAGAGGGTTAGCAGAACTTCGTAACATGCAATAATGGCCAATCTTAATCTTAATGGCAATGTTTCTAAAAATGAAGAGACGTTGCAGCTTGCATATAACGATTTAATTACATTTGGAAAACTATTCAGCCCTCAAGACTTTCTAGCCTCAGCTACCCCCGATTTCCATAGAGATGTCGGAAAACTACTTATAGACAAATCAAAACAGCAATTAGCGTTAGTTATGCCTCGTGACCACGCTAAATCTACGATGGCAGCTTGCGCAGTGCTTCACAGATTCTTATTTGCAACAAAAGAAAATCCAGAGTTTATAGCTTGGATTGGTGAAGCTCAAGACCAAGCAAGAGATAATCTTAACTGGATACAAAACCATATATATGACAATCCTGCAATACATTACTATTTTGGTGATTTAGAAGGAGATAAATGGACAAAAGACGAATTTACACTAAAAAACGGTTGCCGAATGATTGGCAAGGGTACTTCACAAAGATTAAGAGGGAAAAAACAGAACTCAACAAGATACACTGGCATAATACTTGATGACTTTGAATCAGA